AGTGTACTCCACACGACTCATAAAATTGGCCCTCAGTGAATGTTTTATCAACGTTTACCGAGAAACCGATCTCATTGAGTGTCTCCAGCAAGAGGGATGTCAAGCTATTTGATACAATGATATCGTCCCCGTAAACGGAAACGATTGCCCCGTGGTCGTCCACTTCCTTTTGCACGCCTTTACAAAGCGCGTAAAAGATCAGGGATTCAAGTTCAAAGGTAAAGCCGTTTCCCATTGAGGAAAACTTCTCCAACTTACGAACTCTATTACCTGGTAGCCTAATGGAATGGGTGCGGATATCGTTAAGATATTCGAACCACTCCCTAGGTAGAAGTAGCTCCACGAGTTTCCGAGATACAGTATCGCTGGCATTAGCCAAATCAATAGTCGCAAGGTTCAGGTTTAATGCCTGACTTGCTAACGATTGATTCCTTGATTGATCATCAAGGTCGATACCGTCCTTCTGTAAACGCCTACGGATATACTTACCGACCCCTTTCTGAAAGAAAAGGTTTAAAGTCGGCTGGATATCAATACTCCTCCTTGCCTTAGCGGTTTTATCAACGGTAGAGAATCGTCCTGATTCAACTAACCGAAAATTAGACCGCAGCAAGGACACGGGCCCAACAACGTCGGGACCGAGTCTGGCACGAAGCCAATGGAGATCGTACATAAGATAGCTAAAAGCATACTTATGACACGATGGCGTCACAGAAAGGCGAGGTTCGAGAATCTTTTGGTCAATGGTAGCTTCCCGGAGCTTTAGGCTCTCAGTAGCCCCATTGCCCCATTCACAGTGGCGCATAACCTTGTCTATTTCGAACGGACCTAGGATAGCCGCTATTTTTCGTTTAGCGTGCAAAAGCACGCCTTCAACGCCTCGTGAGAGGAGCGACTTCTGTATCCGTTCATTTACTACAAGACATGCGTCGTCGATTTTCTCAAAATCGACCAGGCACTTTTCCTCAAGCTCTTTCTGAGTAAAGGCTTTGAAACCTTTATACTTACGGAGATATGCATAAACTGCATAGTCTTGG